GAAAGCAACCGTCGCATGATCCAAGAGGAAGTCTTCGGTTATATCCTAGAGAAGTTCCCAAGACTACAGAACATCTCTTATGTCAACCCAGGCAGAGATCCTCAAGCGAACAGATATTTTGATGCTCGTAATCTCATCATTGATAACAGACAAGAGATCATCAACTTGACTCTGGTTTCTCTTTCTGCTTATAGTCCTACTGCTTCTGTTAGCTCAGAAGACATTGGAGAAATGGTTGATGCAGTTGCAGAAGACCTTAGAGATGGCGGCAACTACAACACCATCACTCTAGTACAGTCATACTTCAATGGTGATGGAACACTTGCCAAGTATAATGGTCAGAACGAAGAGTATATCTGGGCACTAAACAGAACCCGTGATAACTGTAAGAAAGCGATTGCTAACTTGCTATCTGTCAAGGCAGATCTTTACGATCCATCTAATGAAGCACCTGACTTCTCGGGATATGCTAATCTTCCATGTGGTTCTATCACAAATGGCAAGACAGGTTCTCAGGCAGAGGAAGATGGCGACACCACAAATGGTGTAACGATCGACTTGTCGAACAAGAAAGATCCTGCTAGCAGATATAAGGATACTTACAATCTAATCGAGAGCAACAAAGATTATATTCTTGACAATGCTCTAGCAGAAATCGCTGTATATCATTCTGACTTCTATATTCCACCCGATCCACAAGAGTATGATCAGTCTAGATTCAAGACAGCATATCGCTTCATCCGTCGCAATAAGGAAGGAGCAATTACAGATGCTATTTCAGCAATTCTGAATGCTCACGTCGGATTCTCATTCCCAGGTGGAAGTTCTGCTAAGTGCCGTAGAGACCTAGGTTTCTTCATTGATGCACTTGGTATGGATATCTTCATGGGTGGCAACCTATGGACAAGAACGTTCATCCAGAAGTATTTTGAAGGCAATGGTTTGTGGGTAACTGGTGGTCTACAGGGTGAAGAACTGCAGAGCATCACTGGTTTCAATGCTGTTAGGGATTATCTGCAGGATGCTGTAGCTAACCAACAAACAAATGGATATCAAGATCTTACTGCAAGTCCTGGTGAAGCTGTTTATGGTGATGGCAATGGAGATCTAACTAACATTGATCCTGCTGCATGTACTGATGTACAGAATGCAATCGCATCTCTAACATCTATTGTTACTCAGGTTATTAGTGATGGTAATCCAGATAGCATTAATGATCCTAACAATCCAAACTATGTAACACCAACTATCAGAGATCTCTCTGTAGGTGAGTCTAAGTGCCGTAGAGACATTGGACACATTGTTGATGCTGTACAGCAAGACTTGTGGTTTGGTGGCAATGAGTATTGTATTGCTGCAGCAAGAGGATACTTTGATCGCTTTGGTCAACCAATCTCGAATGGATTGGTCAGTGAAGAAGCTGAGGGTATTACAGCATTCAAACGTGCTGCTGATGCTATCAACCTAGCAATCAACAACCAACTGTATTATTGGGATCAGACAATTACTCTTGATACAACTGGAGATCCAGCAATTGTATCAGACATGAATGCTGATGCATACAATATGATTCTTGATAACAAAGAATATATTGCTAAGGAAGCATACTTACGTATGCAAGCGGCATTCCCATCATATGTTCCTCAGGCAACAAATACTGAGCAAGATTGTCTAGATGATGTATATGATGTCCTAGAAGAGATCATGTATGACGTTAAGTTTGGCGGCAACGCTAAGACTTACGATGCTGCAGAGATCTATACCACCAACGTAATGCCTTACTTTGGTGCAAGCAAGAAGAGAAAGCAATTCACTCCTACATCTGTATCATACGATCCAGCAACTGGTCTATCAGTATTCACGATCCCTGGTCATGACATGACAGCGGGTGGATACATTAGAGTTGATGTTGGTAGTGTTGTCTTTACTTGCAGCATGGACAACAACCAGACTCCGCACGCATCACCAAGTGCTGATGATCCTTATGCTGGTCAGTGGATGGAGATCACTGCTGCTGATGCATCTACAGTTACTGTAAACGTTGGTGCATCTGGTCCTAACCAAACATGGACACCAACTGACGCAGTATATAACTCCACAACTGGTGATATGACAATCACCATTGGTGCTCACACCTTGAGTGTTTCTGAAGGTATTATTCTTCTAGACAATTCATTCACATTTACATGTGATCAAGACGGCAACAGCACTCAACATACCTATCCACGTCCTGGCAGTGATCCTTTCGCTGGCAGATCTATTCCTATCATTAACACTACATCAACCACGATTACTGTTAATGTTGGTGATGCAGGAACTGCTGCTGGTGTAGCACACACCTTTGTAAGTGCTGCAGCAGACGCTGTACAACATCTCCCACAGTCCACACATACATTTGTATCTGCTACTGAAAACTGTGTCAACTATGGTATTGCTGCGGAGACATTTATTGATCCTGAGCGTAGTGAAGCAAGAGAAGTATTCATTCAAGTCAGAAACCTTGTTCCATCTATCCTAAGAAATGAGGTAATCAACAGCAGTCCTGGTAATACTTTCATTCAGAAGATTGATAATACCATCACTACTGACTGGGATGATCCTGCATGTTCAACTGCTATTTCTGCGGTACAAAGTAATCTAGACACAATCATTCAAGCGATTGGTACTGATGCTACTGGTGTTGGTAATCTTACTGGCATCATTAGAACTGTTCCACTACAACCTGTAGACCTAATTCAAAATAATGTAAACCAAGGATATACTGCAGGCAACTGTTCTGATGTTGTTTCTACTGTTAACTCCTTGATTGAAATCATTACTGATTCTATCAGTGCTGGAGCTGTAGTTGATGTACAACTAGACAATGGTCTTTGGGATTGTGCTAACGTCCGTTCTACAATTGAGACTCTATTCGATATCCCTGTTGATGCATACACTACCAGCAGTCTTTCTGATCTACCAGTAGTTAACAGAGGTGGATTTACCACAAATGCAGAAGTATCTAAGTGCTTCCGTGATGTATCTTATATTGTTGATGCTGTTGTATCTGACCTTAGACTTGGTGGAAACATCAACTCTGTACAGGCAGGTGAAGCATACTATGTTGGAAATCAACTAGAATACATTGATGGCGAGAAGACTGAAACTACTCAGGCATGGGATTATGTGAAGCAAATGGCAATCGCTGCCATGAGAAACTTCGATGTCCTTGTCCCAGGTTGTACTACTAACATTAACTCTTCTGTTGTTACTCTACCTACTACACAGGGTATCCTGATTGGTATGAGAGTTCAAGAGTTTGATAACACAGATCCTGTTAATCCAGCATACCGTAATGGTATTCTCCAGAGTGGTGCTACTGAACTCAACTTCAATATTCCACCAAACACATATGTTAAGGAAATCATCAGTGGCACTCAAATTAGACTAGGTGTAGACAACTCTAGATTTAATTCTGGTGCATCTGTACAAGCAGCACAGTCAAGTAGTTCTGTAGAACTATACTTCACCTTCGAGAAGGGACAGTGGGCAGATACACTACCTAAGACTGTAACTGTTGGACCTGCTTCAGAGAATCCTGATGTCTTAGTAGACCTAACTGATCCTAATGTAGCACTAGAGTGTGCAGGAACAGCAGCTGCTATCGATACTCTGGTTAACAACATTATCACCATCATTGATAATGGTGTTGGTTCTGTTGCTAGACAAGAGCAGACCTCAAGCATCAGTGCATTTGCTTCTAGAGCAACGGTATTCACAATCAATACCTCTGGTCTTGGTGCATCCAACCCACACGACTTTGAAACTGGCACACCAGTCAGACTGGTCCCACGTCCTCGTTTCGATGTTGCTAAGGGTAAGTATGTTGATGTTGACAAGCGTCTCGTTAGACTGCCTAATGGGTTTGAAACAAACACAACTTATTATGTAATTGCTCCTGGTAGAACAACTCAACCAGAAGATTTCTCTGGTACAACATTCTTCAATGGAAGTGATCAGACTAAACTGATGCTTGCAACTTCCAAAGAGAATGCTGCAGCAGGTATTTACATCTATGCTTCTGAATCTGAGTCTATCGATCCAGATGTTGAAATTGATATCTATCAGTTCATTCTTGACGAGAAGTATGATCTACACAATTACAAGGCAAAACTAACTAACGCAGTTAATGCTGGTATCGAGACTGATGTATCACACATCTTTGATACTCCATTCTCTTCTGTAACACCTCAGAAGGTATTCTTTAGAGATCTTGATGCTGGAAGAATTCCTATTGTTTCTACAACATATTCAGGTGATCCTGATGTTGCAATTCAGAATTCTTCAGATGCAAACTTCGGAAGAATTGATCCAACGAAAGAATTCTTTGCTCGTTATCAAAATGATCAGGTCATCACAATCCACAAGACACATGCTGATGCAATTAACAATGTAAATCCAATTACATTTACTTCTGGTCAGACTCAAACTTTCCAGATCTTCTCTAACAAGCGTAGAGCACCATTTGCATATGATCCTGGATTTAGCAATGGTATTGTTACCACTGGTAAGTGGTATGTACGTTGTGTTGATGAAGGATCCTCTTCTGTTCCACAGAGCACCAGAGAAGAGAACATCTTCTGGAGAATCCAGCAGTCTGACTACTCTGATCGCCCAAGATCCACAGACATGTGGTTCACCAGACTAGAAGATGAGCGTGAAGCAAATGACAGAACATATAAACTACGTTATGTCATTCCTTCATATCTTGAGAACGCAAGAGATCCTATCAATGGATTTGTTATCAAGACAAGAACTGACGATACTCGTAAGTTAGTACCACAGAAAGTTCTACTTAAACCAGTTGCTGGCAGCGTATACGGTGCTCGTTTCGAGAACAAGAACAACGCTGGTGAACTTATTGGTATGACTGATGCACAGTATTCTGCATTAAGTCTGAACAAGCAAGCACAGTATGATCCATACAAGAGAGTTGCTGGTTCTGGTATTGAGTATAGAATGTTTGCTAGATTTAATTCTGGTATTCAAGCGACTATTCAGTCTGGACGTTATGTCGAGGATATCCTAGATCCTAGCGTTCAATACCTAGAATTGACACTGTTTGACCATTCAGTTGATACTAAGAACTTCCCTGGTCTAAGAAACGAGTCGTTCACTACAGTTAAGATTAATGCACCTCAAGGTGGTGAGTGGACAGTTAACAAGACTGCAAGTATTACTGCTAACCAAGTACAGTGGTCTGGTAATTCTTCTGGTATTGCTAATATCCATGCTTACATGACTGTAAATGGTGAGCATTATCTCATCCTGAAGAATGTTCGTGGTGGTAAACTAGAGTTCAGTGAGTATTACAACACTAGATTCACTCAGGGAAGCACTTTTGCTGATATGCTGGATGACCAGGATATGGGCAAATCGCTACCTCTAAAAACACTAATCGCAAAAAATTATCCTGAGTATTATTACAAGCAAAACGGCGCTAACGTTTATACTATCACTCCTGGTGATCGTATTCAAGATGACGCTGGTATTGAATACTATGTTGATAGTGTTGCGGACGCAGGAGTCATTGAAGATACATTCTATGTCTTCAGTTATGAAACGCTACAGCGTAGAATTGCAGGTCAGCAAGATGGTATCTACTATCTCTCTTGCCTACGTGGTAATGTTTCTCCATTCCCAACAGGTGCTGGTGTTGCAGAGAACTTTAAGAAGTTTAGGTTCTCACAACCAGTCAGCAGCCTATATCCTCTGAACTATAAGAACGATCCTCTATGGTTCCAGAAGGCAGGTACAACATCTGAAGAACTAGATCTTGCTTCTCAGTTGCTAGATCCTCCATCTACATTCTCTGCTGCTGATAACTACATTCATGGTCTTGTAACAACTAACGACTTCAAGAACTCTGTAACCAGAGAATTGGTTGATGATCTAATTGAACAACCTGCATTCGCAGAGAACAATTACATCAACAATGCAATTCAGGCACAGACAGGTAATGCAACTTCTGGTTCTGAAGATCGTAAGATTCCTATTGCTGGTGATAGCACAGTTCTCTCTGCACAGAGATACTATGTCGAACTTCGCAGACCATCTATTGCTCGTGCTGGAAACCACACGTTTGAGTATCTTGGTTTCGGACCAGGCAACTACTCAACTGGTCTCCCAGCGCGTCAGGAGATCGTCTTATCACCTACTGAGGACTTCTACGCCCAAAGCAAGAAACAAGACGCTGGTATCGTCTTCTACACTGGTCTCAACTCCAATGGAGACCTCTATATCGGTAATAGAAAGATTAACGCTATTACTGGTGAAGAGACTTTCCTTGAGTCTGCAACATTACGTGCTAGTGATGACGATGATGAGGATATCGGAAACCTCGTCACATCATTCGATACTCCTGTAACGTTCAACCAGAACATTACAGTTGTTGGTGGTGATGGTTCACAGCAGAACGTATTCCAGTCTCCTCTAATCGTCTCCGTTCAGGATAATGACCTAACAGAAGTTAGAGATGCATTAACTATCCGCTCTAATGTCTCTTCTGTTGATCCTGTAACTGGAGATGAGCAAGATGAATCTCTTGATAGAACCAACTTCGCTCCTCCAACTGAGGGCGATATCAGACTCAGCAAGAACAGAATTCAGGCTGCTGTCTTCGCATTCAACCCAAGAGGAAAAGGACAGAAGTATGAGTTTAAGACTCATATCACCAATGGTGTTCCTTCTAACATCTCGCCAAACAACAGCAACTTAGTTGCTTCTGGTGGAACTAGATTACTCAATAATCAGTTCGTTGATTTTGGTGGCGTTGCTGCTAAACCAGGCGATGTAATCTTCAAAGGAAAAGAGATTGGTAATTCTGGTTCACTTGGTTGGATCTTCTCTAACTACTTCACTCAGATTCCTAACAACAATATCTTCACGATCGAGTTTGATGGAACTAACGTAGTTAAGTTGACCTTCAAGGATAGTCTAGGCGTTGACATTCCTAACTCTGCTATCGGTATCACTTCTGGTTCACAAATCAGACTCAATGATTACATCGATGCAAGACTAACCAACACCTGGACAGTATTCAGTCCTAATGGCGATGCATTTGATCCTGCAAATAACTATGTACACTTCCAAGTTAATGATAATATCACCATTGAAACTCTAAGTTGGAATGGTGCTGGTGGCGTTCTAGCTTCTGCACCTGCAGGAAGCAATCCTACTGTTGACTTCTCTAACTCCTCTTGGAAAGAGCAAGGTGTTCTAGGTGCTGAAGCACTCAGAACAGAGACAGAAACGATTGGTGATTATAAGTTGGGCATCAACACAATTGCTCGCACTTCACATAACGCATCACTAGATGCTTTTGTTGATGAATACTCTGAACCAAGAGCAAACCTAGATGTTGTTGGTAACGCATTCATCAGTGGTAAGAAGATTCTTTCTTATCTAACTGAGACTAGCATTGTCAAAACAGAAACAAATCAAGATAATGCATTCTTGGTTGGTGGTGATAGCACCGATCCTAGCGAGTATTCAACTCTAAGGGTCATGACTACCAACAGTGGTAGAGTTGGTATTAACACTGCAGTTAATGATCTAGTTAATCCACAGAATAGTCTAGATAGAAACTTCGTTGTTGTTGGTAATTCTAGATTTACTGATGATGCTAACTTCCAATCGGATATTGAGGTTAATGGTGGAGATATTACTACCACCAATAATGCGTTTAACTTTATCAATCAAAATGCTAACATTCTGAACTTCGCTGGTGATGGTCAGATCCTCAATATGATGAACAACAGCACTGTTGATCAGAGCATTGCATTTGGTAATTCTACTACCAGACAGACAATTCTGATTGGCGAAGCTGCTACAACTGGTGTTCTTAAGATCCACAGAGGCGCTGATGATGCAACAGTTGACATTGCTACTGTAAGCAACAATGCTACATCTGAGTGTAAGATTACACTTGGTGGTGCATGGGCAACTCAAGCGGATGCTACATCTTACACTAAGATTGGCACATTCTACACTGGTGTTGCTGGAAACCTTGAGATTGGTACAGGATGGGGTGCTGGAACCAGTTCTTCTAGACTTTACACACAGACACGAGTTGTTAATCTCTTTGATGGAGACCAAACTAATACAGTCAACCTTGCAACGAACGCAACCACGTTCACTCTAGGTTCTACTGGTGGTACTACGTTCATCAGAAACACCTTGAATGTTCTTGCTTCTGCAATTGTTGAGGGTAACATCAGACTAGACGGTGGTCTAAATGCTGGTATTATCAAGATCGGAAGAGGTAAGTTTGGTACAGCTCCTGCTCCACACCTCGTAGGTGGTGTAGAGAATCCAAACATTGACTTCTATAAGTATCAAGATACTGGTAGAATTGTTGATACCGCTGGTGTATCACAATGGGGTTCAACTGCATTCTTGGTCGCTGGTGGTCAGATTGCTGGTGTTGATAACATCACTAATAATGGTGCTAACAATAGAACTCCTGGCACATATCCATTCCTCTCTTCTACTTCTAGTGGTGCTGGTACTGGCGCTACATTTACAGTCATTGTTAGATTTGACTACACTATTGACATTAGCATCGAGAGTCCTGGTGAAGGATACGCAGACAATGAAGTTCTAACTATCACTGACGCTCAACTTGGCGGTGGTGGAGGTGGAGACCTCACGTTCCTAGTCAATGGAACCAACTCTGCTGGCACTAGCTACTATCTACCAATTTCGCAACCTGTTGTTGGTGATTTCCAAGTTGGTGATCTAATCTTCCTTGATAGAGCAAATGCAGCATCTCCTGACAGCATCGGTACTGGTTCTAATGTCATCACAGGATTGAGAGATGAAGCAAAGAGTGAAATCCTTCGTGTTACTGGTATTGCAAACATTGCTAACCCAGCTGATCCTAATGGATACAGACTAATCGTTAGCAGAGGTGCTGAGGGAACTGGTACATATACCGATCACCCAGACGGTTGTGTTATTGCTAAGTTTGAAAAGCAAGGAAATGCTTCCTTCATCACTGGTTCTGACCTAGACAATAATGGTGAACTAGACGAACCTCTAACTGGTATTGGTAATGGTACTGCTGATGTTAACATTGGTGTTGCAGAATTTGGTGGTACAATTACCACTCGCGACTTCATCAGACTGTCGCAGAATGAATTTGTATCGATTGTAGAACTAATTTCTACTTCACCACAGTCTCTCATCGTTAACGATGGTGGTTCGCCTGCTGCTGAGGTATTCAAGGTTGAGTCTACAACTGGTGATACTTACATCTTCGGTGATATTCTTGCTGGTTCTGGATTCAATAAGTTCACTGTTGATTCTAACACTGGCAATACAAATATTGCTGGAACCTTGACTACCGAGGATACTCTAACCATCAATGGTTCGACTCTCTTACAAACTCAATTCTTCAGAATTACGAATGGTGGTGCTACTGGTACTCCAATCAGAACAACCTTAGAAGTTGATACCGCAACTGGTGATCTAACGATCAACGGTGGTAACATGAACTTCTACGGAACTGATGGTACTACTCCACGCTTAACATTCAATAATTCTTCTGGAGACTTCACCGTATATGGTTCGTTCTCTGCTCTAGGAACAGGAACCTCTACGTTTGGTGGTGATATTGATGTTGCTGGTGATGCTATCATCCGTGGTGGAGATCTAACAGTTGAGTCTGGTGGAAATACAATCTTCTCAGTTGAGAACGATGGTGCTGTTAATATCGCTGGTATTGACAACTACTTCTCACAAACTGGTGGTCGCAAGTGGGAGTACACTGCTGATAGTGTTGTTCAGGCTGAAGCAAATGTTAATTACTTTGTAAATGCTACTGGTGTTACATTAGTCAAACTTCCTGCAAATGCTCTAATGGGCGATATGGTTCGTATTATAGATATAGGTGGTGCCCTGACTCATAACGTTTCAATGGTTGTAAGAGCTGCTGATACTGTTGGTGTTCAAGGTGAACTTACTAATACAGGAACCGCGATGTTAGGCGGCATCCCAGCATCTAGTCTTGCTGGATATGACGGTGGTGAACTAGTTGTACAAACACCTCGTGCATCCTTCGGACTAGTTTATGCTGGAGCAACAGCAGCAGATGGTGGACCAGGAACACCATCGTCCCTCGTCGGTTGGTATCTAATGGACGTGTAAAGAGATGAGTTTCTATCAATCAGTCAGACAGATGAAAGCTGCCGTTATCGGCAGCATCATCCCCTGGAGTGGTCAGTTATCTGAAATTCCAGATGGGTGGATTATTTGTGATGGATCTCAACCAGATGCTAATGATTATCCTCTCCTAGTACAGGCTATTGGCGATACTTATAATGCAGGAACTTCAAACCTAGGCGGTGCTTTTCCTAATTATACAGGACAGTTTAGACTTCCTGATCTTCTTGGTGGAAGAGCATTGATGGACATTGAAGGTTCTTACTTTGCACCAGCTGCATCTGGTGGTACAGGTAGTAGCATCGATACAGATCCAGATGCGAGAACTCTTATCGAACCATTCATTGGAGCAAACACAGACAATGGAATGAATACAGTTTTTAATGATGTGAGAACTGATGTTGTGTTCACTTTGAATGTTAGAAATGGTTACCTTGGAAATATTAGTGGGAACACTATTATTGATGGACAAGGAGAAAAAACTGTTTTTATTGGTGGCAGAAAACTAGGACACCAGCATATTAGAAGTCATAGTCATCCTGGTTCATATGAGACTATTCTTGACATTACTGGAATTCAACCTGGATTTGGTGTAGTACCATATGATAATATTACTGCAAGATTTAACTATGCATCTATTGACGTTAGAACATATGTTCTAGGTATTACAGGTGGAGACTTCCAGATTGATAAGGTAAGATTTGGACTAGAAGGATGGTTTAAAGATAATGTTCAATTAGTAGATGCTGGTAGTCTTGCTGATATTGGTGGTTTTTCTGGATTTGGACAAGGATCTGAAGGTAGAGCAGTAGCAAAAATCAACTCGGAAATTCCTCCTGTTAACCTAGCTCCTCAAAGAATTACAGATTCTCCACTTGCAACATGGGGAGAGTGGACACCATTGCCATCTAGTACGGCAGGATCTGGACCAGCTCTCTCTGGTGGTGATCAGATTCCTTATGGTCTTTTTGGACAAACAATTGATGTTCCTACTGGATCTAGAAACTATTATCCTGATGTTCCTGCAGCAGGAAACTATTCTACGTTTGTTAGTAATGAAGGATCTGACTTCAATGGAAATGATATTCAAGCACATGGTCATGATCCTTTTCAGGTTATTTTCGATCAGAATAGTCTGAAACCACAAACTAGACTTGATTCTACTTTAACTGTTCCGATCGATACGGTTCTTGATAATACTAGTAATGCGGGTGCGTTACAAATCAATATGAACACGGCACAACCAACACTCACTTGCGTGTACATCATCAGGGCATACTAAAATGGCAAATTACACTAACGAAAGAGCAAGATATGGTGGATGTACAGGTCAGATTCTGATACATTCTACACCATTTTTGGGAACTGGAAATGATCCAACCTCACAAAATTTTCGCAGTAGAATTCCTGCTGGATACCTGAGATGTGATGGCAGCATTCTTAATGCCAGAGATTTTGTAAATCTAGCAAACACTTTGGGTGTTGGAGCTGAGACTAGATTTATTAAAACAGGAGCAAATGTAAGAGAGGCAGATCTATCAACTGGTGAGTTGGGACAATTTCAACTACCTGACTTAGGATCTAAAGTAATCATTGGTGGTAGAGGAACTGGTTTATATAATAATGATATTGTTGATACTGGTGTAGAGACTGCAAATCCAACTAATCGTGTTGGTCCTCAAGTTGAAGTAGTGTGTAATTTTGGCAATACTATTACTTCTTTTTATCAAGGAAATATGCAACTTTCCGCTAGTGGACCATTAGATTTCTTAGGTAATCCAAGATATACAGTAGCTAGAGAAACTTCGGAAACGCAGTTGAACATTGATAATTTCCAAGGTCATGCACACAACTCTGACCAAGGATTTTTAAACTATAGTGCTCAGCACGCAACTTCCACAACTGGTGGTAAAGATTATAGACGCAGACTAGCAAATAGTGGTGCGGGAAACCAATTTGACTTCTCAAATGATTGGGAAGCAGAATCAATTCACAAACATAACATCCAAAGACCAAACGAATACACACATACATTTACATATTCACATGCCCAACAACAGATTGATATGGGTGGGGTATCTGTAACAGTTGACGTTGATGTCAATGATCAGGAAAAGTTAGATGAATTAGTTACACCGTTTATTCTTGTAGAGTATATTATTAAATTCTAAAAAATGGCAATATACTGGACTAGTAATGACATACCTGGGTATTCATCTCATAGTAATGGAAATTGGTCTGACTTTATGAATGCCTATGCAAGGCATCCATATGATACCACTGCAAACGCAAATGATCTTCCTGATGTATCTGGATCTGCAAGTATTACAGCACCATATTCTGGCACATATGAACTATGTGGTGCAGTAGATAACTATGGTGCAATCGATCTTGGCGGACAAAATAGAACTGTCAATGGATTTAAACATAGCGGCAAATGTGTACAGAGATATTATTCTCAAGGAGATAGTATTGCTATTGCTTGGAACTTTGGAAACAGTCCTGGTGGTGAAAGTTTCAACAGTAATCCCGCTGCTATTTCAATTAGATTAACTGGTCCTGATGCACCACCAGCACCAACAGCAAGTCTTTCTGTCAGTCCTACTGCCATTATCCGTGGTCAATGCACTACATTAACATGGTCTTCTAGTGGTGGCACAAGTTTTAGTTTAACTGATGTTTCAAACCCAGGATCTAGTGGTTCTGATACTGTTTGTCCTCAGAATACTAAATCATACACATATACTGTTAGTAATGAAGGGGGGAGCAGGTCGAGCACCAAAGAGGTAACAGTTTATATACCACCAACTATTAATGTAACTGCTGACGTTGATAGTATAATTTTGGGTGGTAGTACCACTATTAGATGGTCTCATACTGGAGATGCTGATAGTGTAACTTGGACTTCTGGTGGATTAACTAACACAAACCTCAATAGCACTGCTGTTGTATCTCCTACAGTTAAGACATCATATTGTGCAGTTGCTAGTGGATTGGGGGGAGTTTCTCCTGAAAATTGTGCAACAGTTACAGTTTACGAACCACCAAGAATTGAAACTTTTGATGTCCCAACATCAATAGCATATGGACAGGGATCATATAATGTTGAATATGATACACTATATGCTAATACTGATTTGAAACTTGAAATTTTCAATGGTGGTTATACTACTGGTCCAAATGAAGGAACATCATTCTTACATGAAACTATTACTTTAACAACAGCAGCAACGGCAGAGGCAGGAGAGACAACTTTAGGAAGAGCACAAGGTATTATACCTATCAATCCACAGTGGGATAATTTTGGTCCAAGAACTATTACTATTAGATTGAGTGGAACTGGAGATGGTGGTTCTTTTGTTGATGAAATACCAATACCAGTCATAATTGATGAGACTCCAGAAAATTTTAATATTCCAGAGTCTGATGAATTGCTTAAAGATGCTGATCCTGTAATTACACCTGATAGTGAGATTTTGAGTGAAACTTACTACGTTGAGGGTATAGATATTCCAGTGGAGATCAAAGCAAGTCAACCTATTTTGGTTGAGATTAATCAAGATGCTAATTGGACTAAGATAAGACAGATTTAAAATGCCAGATTCAGATACACTGTATACTAGTAATTCAAACGTTACCATCCCTGGTTATGCAATTAATGTTTCTGTAGAAATTGCAGGAGCTCAAGGTGCTGGGGGTGGTAGCGATGCAGGTGCTAGTGCTGGTTCTGGTGGCGCTGGTCGAAAGGGCATTGTTTATTTTCCAGATTATTCTGCTAGAACACTAACACTTTCTATTGGTGGTCAAGGTGGCTCTGGTAATGGATGTGTTGCTGACGGTGGTGCTGGTGGCGGTGGATCAAACGGTGGTGGCGGTGGTGGTAAGTCTGGTCCCAGAGGTTGCTCTGGCGGCGGAGGCGGCGGTGGAGGATATACTGCCATCTATGATAATTTTCACAATGCTTACGTA